AGGTCATCGGCTGGAAATCGAAAGTGGTTAAAGGGAAAGTGATGCTGACCGATCTACGTATCAGAGAGGTCATCATTATTGATGGCGATGATTACGGGCAAACGAAAGTTGAGCAAATACGCCATATCATGCCGGGCAAGGTTGAAATTTATCGCCGAAATAAAGGTGATAACGGCGAAAGCCAGTGGCAGATTCACGACGAGTGGGAAACCAGTCGCGATGACATTCCCCTGGTGACGCTTTACACGAAACGCACAGGCTTTATGCGCGGTTCACCGCCACTGCTTAATCTCGCCTTACTGAATATCAAGCACTGGCAGAGTCAGAGTGAACAGGACAACATCCTTCATGTCGCTCGTGTGCCGTTGCTGGTGGCTTACGGTCTGGCTGATGGCGAAACGTTGACGATAGGTTCTTCCTCTGCGACTCGTTTCGATGACCGCCAGCGGCAGGGACTGGAATATGTCGAGCATACCGGGGCTGCGATTGAAGCCGGTAAGATTTCCCTTGAAGATCTGGAAAACCAGATGCGTCAGGCCGGCGCAAAACTGCTGCGCGCGGAAAACACATCGACTAAATCCCTAGACCAGACTCACGAAGAACGGATGCAGGAGAATTCACCTCTCTACACCATGGCAAGTTCGCTTGAGGATGCGCTCGATAATATCCTGCAGATTATGGCGGAATGGCTGGGCGAGAAAGAAGGCGGCAATGTCGATGTACGCACCGAACTGGATGTTTCAGCCCGGACGTTTGATGCCGCAGCTGCAACAGCTGTTCAGTCGCTCCGTCAGGGTGGTGATATACGTCAGGTCGATGCTGTTCGCGTATTGCAGGCTCTGAAATTTATTGATCCGGATGCGAAGCCCGAAGAGGTAATCGACGAGCTACGAAATCAGCAGGTCACGCTGGCCGGCGGACTGAGTAACCCGGGTGGTGCAAATGGCAACGGCGAATGACAAGCTTCAGGATGAATCGATAGCGCATGCGATATGGATAGCGCGGTACAGCACCAGCGTTGCAAACAGGATGATAAAAATCCTGAATGACAGCGATGCGGAACTGACAGCCAGATTGCTGGTAGCGATGGATAGCCTGGATGCTGACAGCTTTACCGTGTCGCGACTGGAAGCGCTGCTCGTTAGTGTCAGAGCTCTTAATCGCGAGGCTGTGCAGTCAATGTACGCGGGACTATCTGAAGAGCTGCAACTGCTCGCTCAGCATGAAGCAGGCTTTCAGCTGAGCCTGTTTCACTTTGCGATCCCCGATGATGTTCTTTCGCTTCACCCGCTGGTGGGCATTTCCCCGGACGCCGTTTACGCCGCGGCGATGGCACAGCCGTTTCAGGGGCGCCTGCTCAGTGAGTGGGCAGATAACCTTGAAGCTGACAGGATGGCAAGAATTTCCAATACAGTGCGGCAGGGTTTTCTCCTGGGCGATACGCATGAGCAAATCGCCAGAAAGGTCCGAGGTCATGCTAACCGTGGTTATCAGGATGGCGCGCTGCAGATGAGCCGAACCAATGCCGGCAGTATTGCAAAAACGGCTGTGGGGCATCTTGCTTCTACGGCCAGGAAAAGCTTTGCAGATGCGAACGATGACATTTTGAAGGGTAAGCAGTGGTTATCCACTTTGGATAACCGTACATCAAAAGACTGTCGGATTCGCGACCGCCTCAAATACACACTGGATAACAAGCCGATCGGCCATAAGGTGCCGTATCTGCAGGGACCCGGGAAAATCCATTTCTGCTGTCGCAGCGTCGAAACCTACATCCTGAAATCGTCTGATGAGCTGGGTATTGCTGTTGGGCAAATATCAGATAGCTCACGTGCCAGCATGGACGGGCAGGTGCCTTCGGATACCGATTATCAGGGCTGGTTCTCGCGCCAGTCGTTCACGCGACAGTCCCAGATCGTTGGCGTAACCCGGGCCCGGCTGATTCGCGACGGCGGCATGTCGCCCGATGACTTCTACAACGACAAGGGCGAATGGCTGACTCTGGAGCAACTTCGTAACCTGGATGCTCAGGCGTTCAGCAACGCCAGACTTTAAAGCTTTTTTTGTCTTCAATCAGGCTGCCTCCGGGCGGCCTTTTTTATGGCCGTGATCCGGATGGTGAGCGGTGCAACGGTCGGATGACCACCGAAAAGGTAACCACATGAAACTGAAAACAGTCGAAGTTAACGGCAAAAGCTATGCAGAAGTCGATTCCAGCGGTTTACCCGTCTACGTCCACGATGACGGCCAGGAAGTTGGTTTTGATGCTGTGCAGGCCGTTGGGAAAATCTCCTCTCTGAATGGCGAGGCAAAATCTCATCGTGAAGCCAAAGAAGCCGCTGAAGCCGGTCTGGCTAAGTATGCCAAAATCGGCGATCCGGCGAAGGCACTCGAAGCGCTGGAGATGATGACTAAAATCGACCAGAAAAAACTGATCGACGCAGGCGCGGTTGATCAGGTCAAAGCGGATATCACCAAATCCTTCCAGGAGCAGCTTGATGAAGCTACTCAGCGTGCGACGACCCTTGAAGGCCAGCTTTATCAGGAAATGATCGGGGGCCGTTTCTCTGGCTCGAAATTCATCGCAGATAAAGTAGCAATCCCGGCAGATATGCTTCAGGCGCGGTTCGGTCAGTCCTTCAAAGTCGAGGACGGCAAAGTCGTTGCCTATGATGGCTCTGGAAACAAAATTTATTCCCGCTCTAAACCGGGCGAACTGGCGGCCTTTGATGAGGCGCTGGAGTTCCTGGTGGAGCAGTACCCACAGAAAGACCACATTCTGAAGGCCAGCGGCAACCAGGGAGGCGGCTCACGGCAGTCTCAGCATTCACTCGGGCAGAAAACGATGAAACGCGATGCGTTTACCAGTTTGAGTCCGACAGATCAGCAATCAACTCTCAAAGACGGCATCACAATCGTCGATTAATTCTTTGCCAGCCGCCGGATGGCTGCTGGTGCCGGAGCTGGATAGCTCAACCAACCCTATATTTTAATCTCCAAGGAATCTATACACATGGCTAATACGCTTACCGGGTTGATCCCGACTATCTTCACGGCTCTGGATACCGTATCTCGCGAACAGGTCGGTTTTATCCCGGCTGTATCGCGCAATGCTAAAGCTGATGCGGCGGCGAAGGACCAGACTGTTACTGCGCCGGTTGCGCCACCGGCAACCACTGTTGATATTACCCCGGGGGCTACTGCGCCAAATGACGGCGACCAGACGATCGGCACCGTTGATGTCAAAATCACCAAATCAAAAATGGCCCCGGTCAAATGGAACGGTGAGGAACAACTGGCACTGGGGCCCGCAGGGACATACAACACCATCCTTGCTGATCAGTTTAAGCAGGCTTTTCGCGCGCTGGCTAATGAGATGGATGCAGATCTCGCGGCTCTGTATTTCGCATCCTCCCGTGCTGTTGGTACGGCCGGCACCGCTCCTTTCGGTATTGCAGGTGATTTGTCGGATGCGGCCAATGCGCGCCAGGTTCTCTCTGACAACGGTTCGCCGACAACTGATCTGCAGATGGTTCTCGGTTCTTCGGCTATCGCAAACCTCCGTGGTAAACAGTCTGTTCTGTTCAAAGTAAACGAGTCCGGTACTGATGCGCTTCTGCGCGAAGGTATCGTGGGGCGACTGGAAGGATTCAACATCCACGAATCCGCGCATGTTAAGAAACGCGCTGCATCTCCGGCTGCCGGATACCTGGTGAATGGAGCAAAAGCTGAAGGCGATATTCTGATTGCCATTGATACCGGCACAGGTGCTTTTGCAGCAGGTGACATCGTGACGTTTGACGGGGACAGTAATAAATACCTTGTTGCTGCTGCGACGGCCACAGCAATCACCCTGGCTGCTCCTGGCTTACGTCAGTCACTGGCCGACAACACCGCTATTACCGCTGGTGGCGCCTACACCGCAAACATGGCGTTTGATCGCAATGCATTCCTGCTTGCATCCCGAACCCCGGCAATGCCGCAGGGCGGCGATACGGCGGATGATGTGATGAACGTTACTGACCCCGTATCTGGCATCACTTACCAGGTGGCACTGTACCGCCAGTATCGCCAGGTGCGTTACGAAGTCGGTTTATCCTGGGGTGTAGCGGCAGTTAAGTCCGCGCACTCAGCGTTGTTGCTGGGCTGATAAACAGGGGGCTTCGGCCCCTTTTTTTAGTGGAGGGATAATGGCCGGATTAACAAAAGAGCAGCGCGCCCAACGAGCTGCTGAGCAAACTGCGTCTACGAAGGTGGATAACAACGTACCCGTAACGACCACATCGCTGCTGGTGGCGATGGTTACCGATTTCCCGGCATTCCCGGGTGCGCCCAATACCGCCAACGTTCACCCTGATGAAGTGGAGAACTGGAAGGCGCACGGCTGGAAAGAAATGGAGTGATGCATGATCACTTTCATCACCGTTGAAGACGTCAATTCGATTCTCGGTGCCACCTGGACAGATGAAAGCAAAAAAGCCAAATCTGTGCTGATGGCTAATACCTGGATGAATGGACTTAACCTGAAACTGCCGCGCAATGAGGCAACTCACGAAACCATTATTCCTGACGATGTGAAACTGGCTGGCGCCTATGCGGCGCTGTCGGCGGCAAATGGCGGGCTGTATCATCAGAAAACTGATTCGGGGGTATTGCTGAGTAAGACGGTTGACGCTGACGACGTTTCTGTTTCAAAGACCTTCGCAGAACTCGCTACCAACAGTTCGGCATTGCTTGATTCTGACCTACAGCTGGCGCTGGCCATGCTTAAGCCCTATGGCGCTAGTCAGTCACAGGTGCGGCTGGTGAGGGGGTGATATGGGTATTCGTGACGAGCTGCAAACCGAGGTCGCTGCAGCCTTCGATACAGACCTGCAGGATGCCGT